AAGTTCAATTGTAATTTTTTCTCTAACAGAGTCCATCGTGTAATATATATAAAAGAAAGATAATCTTTATACTAAATGTTATTCATCGGACCAACTCTCCTGAGTGGTATTGGTCAACACTGTAAAAAATATATGGACCTTTTTCCCGAACAAGGTTACACTAAGTATATAGAAATAAACCAGGAAATACCAGAATCTGATAGTGCTTTTATATTCGCACTTCCCGTAAAATACTGGTTAGATAAAATACCCGAAATCAAAAGAAAGATAAAACATGTTTCGTGCATGACCGTCTGTGAAACTGAGACAGTTCACGAGGATTACGGTAAACTCTTTGATTTATTTGATAAAATTGCCGTACCAAGTGAATATTGTAAAAAAATATTTGAACGACAATTCCCGACTAAACACTTTTATGTCGTACACGCACACATACCCGATAAACGACCCTATACATTTTATCATATAGGTAACGTATACGATCCACGTAAAAATTTTAATAAAATATTAGAGTGTTTTATTCGGTTAAATAAACCCGATGCGCGATTAATTGTTAAAGCAACCTGTAATCGACCAGTTAATATAAGTATACCAAATGTTACAGTAATTAACGATCTTTTACCAGATGAATACATGGAAGATATACATAATAAATCCGATTGTTACGTAAGTTTTTCATCTTCTGAAGGTGTAGGCATGGGTGCCGTAGAAGCAGCAATAAGAAATAAACCAGTGATTATAACGGATTATGGAGGCGCAACAGAATATATAGAAACGCCATACATAATAAACTGCGAACTTCAAAAATTACCAAAAGATGATTTTTTATACAAAGCTGGTATGGAATGGGGTAAACCTGATATAAACCAACTTATGGAGTTTATGGAAGATGCGTATAACAAGAAATTAAGGTATATGGATCATCCAAAAACAAGAATGTTAACGTGTAAAGAAAATGTTTTACAGGAATTCGTCGTTAATATAATTCGTAGCGAGAACGATAATACCAGTTAAAACGGTACCAGATGTGAGTGAACCTCTTTGCGCAATAAGCATCGCAACTATATCATCTATCAATTTAATATTAGTTGGTTTTTTAAAGAGTTCTGGTATAAGCTGAGAAAGTGCGAGGTAAAGTGCCATTGCTATTATAACAGGTCTGAGTGTTTCTTGATCTAACATTTTACTATTACAATATATTTAAATTTTAGGTTTATGTTTTTTACAATAATTCCCACAAGATGCTTTGAAATTACATCTTTTACCACTCATTGTCATGGCAATACATATGTTAGTTTTTGTTCTATTTTCTATTTTCTGTTCGGGAACATTTTCAATAAATTTGATTTTATATTTTTCCCTCTTATCATCGTACTGTTTGCGAGACTCCCTGAGTTTATGAATACTTCTCGCAAACCGTTCACATTTCTCACTCTGATTTTTATATAAACCTCGAGCAATATCTAAATCTTTTTGTTCATACGACATGTTCATTTCTATTTCGATTCCTAATATGTTTTATATATTTGACGACTGAGGTTATAAAAATACATGTAATTATACCATTACATATAACATAATACCAAATATATTCATAAAACCCTAAAAATGTTGTTAATAACATTGCAATCATAACATAAATAGTATATAAGAAAATACCATGTATACTGTTATTTTGTATACTATGTAATGGTAATACACATGCCAAACAATTAATTATAGTTAAGAGATTATCATACAAAATTGTATAATGTATACTTGCTAAAACTAAAAATACATTTAACCAAGCTATTGCGACCGAATTAAACAATTCATACTCAGGTTCCTGTTGCTGAACTTGTTGTGTTTCATTACTAGGTAAAACATCTAATACAGATGGTCTTTCCATGCTATGGTTTACACCTATAACTGATGTTCCATCGGGTTGTCTAATTTCATTATAGTACATAAAAGAATAGATTGTTTTTCTTTTATGTATTTTAATTGTAAAGGATTTTGTTTTAGTTGTAACGCACCTTTAGATCCATATATTAAATCAAATAATTATGAAGTTCGCGAACTTATTAGACAATATAGACGTATTAAACCTTTATGGTTATACAATAACGAAATGTACTATAAGTTTTATGGTTTAAAACTAAAACGTGTATGTTATTCTTGTTTTATAAATATAAAAAAACCAAATATTAAAGTATTAAGAGATATAGAAATAGGTAAACTTAAACCATTACCTAAAAAATCTTTGGCAATGAATAAAACGAGTCTTTTATTATGGTACGATTCGTTACGTAGATATATATCAAAAAATTTTAAAAATAAACAAATGATTGTGTATAACAATATTTAAAAAATTGTATTGTAATAAGTAGTATGTGCGATACAAGTGGACCAGACACAGGCGCTATATTATCACTCAATGCGATAGGTAAACAGGACACTTATTTATTAGAAAACAAATACACAAATTCGTTATTTAATTACGATAATAAACAACATTCTAATTTTACAAAGTTTCATAAAAGTACAAATATAATTAAACCAGGTAATGCTAAAGCAAATTGGCCATTCGGTGAAACAGTAAAAGTCACTCTTAACCCAAGGAATATGGGAGATCTTTTGTCGAATATGTATATTTCCATGGAACTTCCAGGATTACCATCTGGTGGTGGTAATGATTATTATTACGCAGATCAGATTGGTAGACATGTAATTGAATCTATAGTAATGCGAGTTGATGAAACAATCATCGAAACATTTCACGCAGATTGGGGAATAATATACGATGAACTTTATTTAGATGAGTCGGAAAAAAGAACAAAAAGATACACAGTTAACAGAAATTTAGCTGAAGATACATCTTTGTTAGCTGGTAATCAAATATATAGTCAGTTTAATTCAAAATTGTTTATACCTATACCTTTTTTCTTCTCAAGAAAATACGAAGGTGATGAATACGAAACAAATAAACCAAATAGACCATACTTTCCAACGTGTGCTATTACTAAACAAAAAATCCAGTTTGAAATAAAATTCAGACCACAAACATTTTTTACTGATTATACGAGTACTATAACATTAAACAGCTTTGATGTAGTAACTGAAGAAATCACGATAGAACATAGTGAACGCTCATATATCACTAATAATAAACATGTTATGATTACTGATTTGGTACAAAAACATCCTTCAGTTGATATACCATCAGGTGAAACCAATGCTAAATTAGAACTTGTTCCAAAAATACCAGTTAAAAGTATTAATTGGTTTTTTAGACAAGAAGCCTTTGAAAATGAAACTATACACACGGGAGGTAATAATTTATTAGCAAATGTGTTCGCTAATAGGTATAATTTTTCGTCTAACGTACAGTATTCTATACAAAATGAATTTTATAACGCACCAATGGTAAGTGCTAAAATATTTATAAACGGTGAGGATGTTCCAGGTTTTCAAGATACTGATCATAAATATTTCAAATATACTGTACCATTATCTAACCGTTTATCTAGACCATATAGAAATATATACACGTATGCATTCTCGATGAATCCGATTAATGTGGAACCATCGGGAAGCTTAGATTTTAGTCAGATTAAATCTGATAGAACTGTTTTAGATGTAAAAATGACAAGTGGGTTAACAAGTGACTATACACTTAATATGTATTATGTAGGTTATCAAACACTTTCATTTGAAAATGGTTTCATGACGCGCGCTTATTAAATAATTGTAACTTATGGTCTTTTATGTAATCTATTATGTTGTTTTTTATACACCATCTAATGAAATTTAACTGAGCTACAGTGGTATGAATTTCATTAGTTGTACCCGGTATAGTATATGTAATTTTATCTGCTCTACAGAATGGATCAAATAACTTTTTACTATACCCATCCAAACTCGATTTATATGCTACGTGAACGCTAAAAATTTTACCGTCGCAAGTCTTATAAGTCAAATTATTTTTTTTAGAATAATTTGTAATAAACCATTCTAAATTTCGCAACGATATACCACCCGATTTATTTAATATTTGTGTCAATATATCACGGTTTTCAGATACCTCATAGAATTTATTTATAGATGTTAATAGTACATTTGATCTATTCATAATATATATTCTATCAGGCATAACTTTAAGTAACTTTGTTTAATACACCGTATCAAACACTATTGGATTATCATCACTAGAATAATCACTTTCATTTGATATGTTAGAACTAGACTTGTGTGTATATTCAAGGCTTGTTCGAATAGGTACATCTTTTATGGTTACGTTTTTAGCACATCTTTTACAAAAATGGAATTCCCCCATATTTCGTACGGCTAATTGACTACATACGGTATTCCTATTAGTAATACCAAGACATAAAATACCATTCATATGTGATTTTTTATGAGTATCTTTAATCAGATCTATATTCGATTTTAAATCAATTATACTCTTATTTTCCCTATGTACACGTTCTAATGCTTTACATATCTCTTGGTCTATTATAGTATATGTATGTCTTAACATAGAAGATATAAAATCAGAACACTCTTTATTATTATATTCACGTTCGTTCAATATTTCTGGCATTTCTACGTCATTGTCTTCATTTACAAATCGACAATTTCTTGAAAAATCAGTAAAACGCATGTTATTATACCGAGATGACAATTCCCTGTATAATTTAACAAGTTTTGCTTGAATAGCTTGTTTTAACTTTTTTTCGTATGTGATATACACTTCCCTAAATATACAATCCATGGTGATATCTTATTACATATACTATTCTATTTTTTAAGTTTAAATATATCTGATATACGTCTTTGTTTAGGATCGTAATCACATAATCTACTACGCTTTTCGGGTTTAGATCTTTTTATGAGTTGTCCAAATATCTCTTCTTTTGGATCGTCAAATAACGGATCGATCAAATCACAAACAGGGTTAATAAATTTATTAAGGAAATAATAAGGATAATCTATCTCCATATTATTATCGAGCGCATACTTCGGATCTTCAGCTTTCTCGTATGCTTTTGCCCTAGGATCCCATGTTTTACATAAAATATAAGGAACTCTATCACCAGATTGTGGTTCAGAACCAGGTTGTCTATCACGCATTTTATTACGGACCTGTACGTGTGGTAAATTATCAGACTTATATGAATCACCCAACTGTTGCGAAAGTATAAGTTTTTCATTAGGAACAGATCCACCCAATAATTCAACCGCGCGTTGTAAAGCAAGTGCTTTTGGAGCAGTTGTATCGTTACTTTCAAGAATAACATCGAGTAGCTCTTTACATACTTCACGCATATATGGTGTATTATCTCGACGAACAAGTTGAAGACCTTTTACGTCTATATAATCCATATTCATTTTACCATCTTTACCTTGTGTCCAAAGCTTTGCCGCATACCTTTTCTTTGAATATAAAAAATATGGATAATACACCTTTTCAAGTTCGAGATTATTTGGTTTCTTAAAAAGTTTTGTACATTCTTCCGCGGCACGTTCACCAAGTTCCCAACTATATTTAATAGCATCTTCACCTTTACGTTCACCGACGTCAAATTCAACCATAACAGAATCAGTATCCCCATACCTTACCTTTGCTCCCGGATAATGCTTTTCGACGTAATTCTTTGTATCCTCTATCATCATACGACCCTTCATAGTCGTTGAAGACGCTATAGGTACACACGGTAACATACCTTTAGACGCACCGGTAAAACCGTATACGGAGTTCATGGAAATTTTATATGCCAATTGTTTACCATTATACATTTCCTTTAAAGATCCTGTTGAATTAGCCATATCGCGCTTAGCTTGTTTTCTAAACTGTTTAAGTTCTGTTAAAATACTCGGTATAAGACTCGGTACATTTTGTACAAATTTATGTTTACCAAACGTTTCAATTTCTAAATCAGGATAAAACTTTTTATTTTCATAAATTGGATCCAAAATCAATGTCGAATAACACAAATTGTGTCCTACCATTATAGATGGATATAGGGCTTCAAAATCAAGGGCGGTTATAGGTGTATAATACGCACCCTTTTGTGCTTCAAGAACGGTCGCACCTTCGTACCCATCGACGAGACCCTGACCCCATTCTATAGTAGGAACAAGGTACCCCATTTCCCTCGCTTTTTTAGTTAACTGACTAAACACTTTAATCTGTTGACCTCTCTCTACTAAATAACATAACGGAACCCATGTCGCCTTTGCCATCTCAAGAAGATTTACAAGTGTACATAGTTTAGAAAGTAATCTATGAGGAAGTAAAGTATCCTTTATACAATATTCTGCGACCTCACGTAACTTTATCGGATCTCCTTCTTTAAAACGAGCAAACATTTCCCTCGCGGGCATATCAATTTTTTGGTCACCAAGGTATAATTTAGAAACGTTATCGAGTTTATACGAATCGAGTTTGTACCCTTTTTTAACTTCATGAAACATATCAAAAATGAAACGACCGGGTATAGGCAATAGTTTAAGTTCATTATCACCAAGTGCGCTAGAAGATAACTTCTTTATTTTCATCTCACACTTATGGTTCCTAAGTTTACTCATTTCATAAAAGGAACTAGAACACCCTACATTTTTTGCGCGTGTCATTATATAATTCATATCAAAACCAAATATGTTCCAACCCGTAATGATATCAACGTCCATTTTTAATAGATAATTGCTAAACGCCTCAAGCATACTCTTTTCCGAATCATAACTCAAAATAGAACAATCTTGTAATTCTGGATCTGTCTTTTTATAACAGAAACACGTCTTATCGTAAGGCACATCTGTACCAAAATAACAAAGTGATACTGCTATTTGAAAACAACAATCACCGGGAATATCAGCGTCAGGAAATTTACCAGTAGAGCTATTACACTCAATATCAAGTGAAGCTACGACGAAAGGTGCGGTTTCTGGTTTATCAACTGGTTTAAGTTTTGTCCAATCTGAACACTTTAGATCCAAGTCCGTATTAGCATACTCTACGTGTATACAATCATCACCAGAATCTAACCACCCAGTCGATTGAATACCTGTAATATGCATTAATCTCAGTACAGGGTCTAAATTAGATTCGTAAAGTTTCAATTTAACATATTCCGGTGTTAGAATTACACGGGGTTCACCGTTTTCATCATCAACAGGTGGTAAAATATCTTCGCGTAGTATACGCAATGAGTGTTTTAATAAGTACGACACTTTGCGACGATGAGCTAACGTATCAAAATTAAGTTTCATAAAATAAAATTTTTTACTATTCTGAAATCCCCAAACATCCATAGAAGACTCTATATCGTAACTCATTTTTAAACCAGGACACGAACTCATAATACCATCGTAATATGTTTCAGCGTGTCTATTATACTCATCAGTAGGAAGTTTTATAAATAAATAAGGTGAAAATGTGGTTGTTACGCATACAGATTTACGATCCTCTGTCCTTCCAAAAATATGTATTAAGTGTTCGCCATATTTATCTTCAGTTTCCCATGTTAGTGCTTGAAAAACAACCATGTCTATTATTACGTTAATGCTCAATTTTTTTAATATACTATATTAGTAAAATATGTCAGCTGCTTTGATTGACCTCGTATCGGTCGGTGCCCAAGATGTGTACATCACAGGCGACCCACAAGTCTCGTTCTTCAGACAAAACTATAAACGTCACACCAACTTCGCAATTAAACCAGAACGCCTCGATTATATCGGTACGTTTGGTTCGGGAAACGAAGTTTCTATCCCAATTAAATCCAAAGGGGATCTCTTAAGCTATATATGGATTGAAGGTACAAACATTAACAATAAGGATAATGATGGAAGTATATATAATTACAACGATATAACTTCACCAACCGAATTTTCACTTTGGGTAGGTGGTCAAGAAGTTTCCAAGATAGATTCAGGATTCATCAATACTGCACACGCCGCTCTTTATAACACTACACAAGCTAAAGCTTCTGCGTGGTCCAGTTGCGACGATAAAGGTGAAAACTCATCGGACGATTCCTACGTTATCCCATTCTTCTTCAGTGAAGATTGGACCAAATCTTTACCCCTCGTCGGTCTCCAATACCACCAGGTTGAAATCAGAATCAAGTGTAGAAACGGTACATTTAACCCAGAGTCTACACCAAAGGTATATGGTTCATACATCTTCCTCGACACGGAGGAACGCGAATTCTTTGCTAAAACAGAACATGAAATGCTTATCACACAAACACAGTTCCAACCAATGACTGGTGATGAACAAACCATCGATCTTACGTACTTTAACCACCCCGTTAAGGCCGTACACATTGCCGCGTTTGGTACATCCGCAGGCTATACATTCGGTTCAGGGGGTACTGCGTCCATGTTTATTAACGGTACACCACTCTTCGAAGACATGTCTATCGAATACCATCGTAACGTTGTTCCAACCAGACATTGTTCGTACTTCCCACCAGGGGCAAAAGACGAACCAATTGCGACATGGCCATTCGCACTCACTATAGATAAATCACAACCAACAGGTACATTGAACTTTTCGCGTATAGATAGTGCTAAAATAACAATTTCCAAGCCCCCAGTAACAGCCAATATAGACTTTATTCGCGCGTATGCGGTCAACTATAACATTCTCAGGATTAAGAATGGTATGGGTGGTGTCGCATTCGGTAATTAATGTATTATTTAACCAGAAGAACCAAATCCTCTATTAGCACGCATAGTCTTTTGCAATTCATTCACCTCCTCGATAAGAGGTGTCATACACTTTTCTAAAATTAACTGAGCAATCTTATCACCCTTTTTAATTTCGAACGGAACCGACCCGAGATTAAATAGGCAAACTTTCAATTCACCCGTATAATCAGGATCAATCACACCCGCACCAACATGGATCCCGTATTTTACAGTTAGTCCCGATCTCGGTGCTATGCGCCCATAACATCCCATAGGAATAGTCGCACAAACACCCGTACTTACAATATCCCTGGAATTTGGTTGAATACACAAGTCATTTAAACTGTATAAATCGTACCCAACAGAACCCGGGGAAGCACGCGTTGGTAAAGTCGCATCTAGTGTTAATCGCTTAATTTGAAGTGTTTCTTCGGAAGACATTTTTATTTATATTACACTCTTTTTCTTTATGTCATTAAAAATAAATAAATAAATTAATATAAACATTTAAGACTATAAAATCGTAAAATGAGTCTGAAAATTATTATGGGAAACATGTTTTCAGGTAAAACTACAGAACTTGTCAGACGCTTGAAAAGGTATGAAGTTATAGGGAAACGTATACTCGTCATAAACTCGAGTAAAGATACACGGTGTTTAGAACACGTTCTACGAACACACGATAACATGAAATTTGATTGTATAAAAACAAATGACCTAAACGAACTCAATTACCAAGACGTTGATGTAATAGCCATAGACGAAGCACAGTTTTTTATAGGGTTAAAAGTTTTTGTAGAAAAAGTACTCAAACGTGGTAAAACCGTAATTTTAACAGGTTTAGATGGTGATTATAAACAAGGGAAAATAGGTGAGATCATAGATTGTATACCACTCGCAGATAAAGTTTTTAAATTATCTGCGATGTGCATGGAATGTATGGACGGTACACACGGGCCATTCACGAAACGTATTGTTGATAATACAGAAACAGAACTCATAGGTGGTAAAGAAATGTATAGAGCCGTGTGTCGAAAACATTTATAAATATATTTTCTCAGTGTATCTCAAATGGAACCAACAGTCTCAGTAAAAAATTCGTCATTAACAGACACACAAATAGCACTTCTCACAATACCAGCAATAACAGTGATTACACTCGCTGTTCTTATTCTATTGAATAAAACGACGAGAAAAAACCCATTCGCTTATATTTCATTATTCATGGCGAGTATTCATTTATACCATCATTACACACTTATCGGTCTACAAAATAAACATTAGATACATAAAGTAATAACACGTGTATTGTATAAAACATGTTTATGATAGAAGAACCTTACGGCTTATCGCAATTCCAGTGTTGGATAATATCACTCACACTCGGTATTGTGTTAATAAAAAGAAAAAGACGCGGTGAAAAATATATACAAACTACCGAAACCGAACCTGAAACTGAACCCGAACTCAAAAAAGAATCATAAATTTTCTTACTCTATAATAAATGCGCGTTCATTTGAAAAAAAGCCCCAGAATCGATAAAAAGTTTAGAGTTACTTTTGAAAATGGAAAAATAGTTGATTTTGGTGCTAAAGGGTATTCGGATTATACAATACACAAAAACCCTTTACGTATGCGTTCGTATGTAACGCGACACGGTGGTTTTGTACCTCACATGGTACAAAAACAAACCGATCTTAAATTAGTTCATAAAAATATGCTCGATGTTACACGAAGCGATAAAGAAAACTGGGGTAAAACAGGTTTTTATACCGCCGGGTTCTGGTCGAGGTGGCTTTTATGGAGTCACCCAGAATTAAAAGATGCTAAACAATTACTAACTAAGAAATTTGATTTAACTTTTGTTTAATACCTCGTCGTTTAAGATTTGCTTTTAAAGCTGTCATTAAATTTGCACGTGGATCTCTTTTAGTTGGAACTGGTGGCGCTGATGGTACACGTTTAGGTGGAACTGGTGGTGCTGGTGGAATTGGTGGTTTTGGTTTCGGTACAGATTGTGGTGCTTTGGGTTTACTTACAGTAGGTGTAGACGATGAACCCATCTCCTTAAATAACGATTTACACGTACGTAAAAGTTTTTTTGTTTCACGAACCTGAATTTCCAAAGCCGGTGCCTGACGTCTTTGAATTTTCATTCTAAGTTCCTTCTCAGTTAATGGTATACGTTTACCTCTAATTTTTTTAGTTACGCGAAGACCAAGTCTTTTAGCCTCTGTTTTTAACGAATCAATCTTCATTTATATTACTCAATATTTTTCTCTGATAAATATAAATGGATAGATTATCACAAATCGTCTTTATTTACTTTTTGTGTCTTATCGTATCGTGTTTAGAAAGTGTCATAACAATGTCGACACCTAAAAAAGTTTCAAATGTTACTCAGGTGATGTCATCTTTATCAAATAGTATGCTATGTTTAGCATGTTTGTATGTATTACTCATCGCTCGATAATTAGAAGAAATTATCTGTTCTATACATCTTAGCCTGGAATGAACCCGTTTGTCCTAAAACCGAAACGGATTCATTACCATAAAATTCGGGACATCCTATATCTTCCATACAATCACGCGCTTCGTGTGTTATTGGGAGTGAATACATTTGGTCACCCGGTGTTGTTGTATAATAATGATATCTATCACGTCTACCGCGAACTTCTTTACCATATAAGGGTAAAGTTTCATCATCATTACCAACTAATATTCCCATTTGTTGAACGTGCCCTGGTTTATATTCTTTTATAGGTGGTTCTCGATACTCTTTTTGTGTAGGAACTCTTACTGGTACGCGAACCGGTACAGCAACTTGAACTGGAACCTTTTCTCTTTTTCGTATAATTATAGGATTATATATCTGATATAAAACAATACAAATAAGTACCACTATGGTAAAAATCATGAGTTTATTTTTTGTCTTATTCTTCATTTATATGTACCAATATTATATTATTTTACGATACGTTTTTTTAATTCATAAATCGGACTCAAGTCAACTCTATTTAATCTAAATTGTACGAGTAACCATAAAAAGAATAAGAGACTCTTCAATAAATTATTAGCCGCAGTATCGTCCATCTTGTATATAGGACCAACAACGCGTCCAAAAAAAGTTTCTTCTTTTTTATTTCCTGTAACAGCCATTTCCATTTGTGTTAACGCACACGTATCATCGTTAACTGACCAATGAAAGAATATAAATGGTACTAAAATGGAATAAAATTCAAGGTTTTGTTTATTCTTCATGAAAGGTACAACGATCATTGTTATTAAGAAAAGTAAATGAATGAAGAATATAATATTCATGTCTATTAGTATGAGCGAAGAAAAGAAATTACCAAAAATTTGGCACCCTCAACAGGAAAAGATACTTAAATCCTGGGGAGAAGCAGCCGCTTGTTATAGATACATGCATTACCAGGCATACTGTTCGTATAAAAAACAGAGTATGAAATTTACAATACCACTTATTATAGTGAGTACAATAACAGGTACGGCGAACTTCGCACAAGAAACTTTCCCACCTACTGTACAACCATACGTACCATCCGCAATTGGTGGTCTGAATCTTATTACAGCGATTGCTACGACCATAATGCAATTTCTTAAAATAAACGAACTCATGGAAGGTCACCGCGTTGCTTCAGTACAATATGGTAAAGTATCAAGAACCATTCGTCTCGAATTAACATTACCACTCTCAGAACGAACACAAAATGGTACAAATATGATAGAAAACATGCGTGCGGAATACGATCGTTTAATAGAACAGTCTCCAAATGTACCTAAATATATTATAGACGAGTTTGAAAAGGAATTTCCAGATGATAATGCGTTTTTCAAACCAGAGATTATGCATATTCAACCAATAACACCGTTTAAGGCTATAGCGGAAAATACAATAATGACCAAATTGAAAGATGCAGTTAGTAGTACAGCAAAAAGAGAACTTAAAAAGGAACTCGATGATATACGAGGTAATGTTACAACTGCTAAAAAAACAATAAAAGCTGATATAGAAGGTAAACAACAACGTATAAATGAAATAGCAGATTTAAAAGATAAAGGACTTGTGAGTTTGAAAGGTGATCTCATGCAAGAATTACGGCGTAGAACCGAACTCATGGAAGTTGTAACTGAAATACCTAAAGACGATACTGAAACTACAGAATCGACGAAAGACGATTCGAAAGATAAGCAATCATGATAAACATGGTTAAGTTAAAGAAACCAATACATAGTATATAAGGGGTAATTTTCCTTTTTAGGGGATCTATTACACGTTTTTGAAGAATATCGTTATCTAATATAATATCTAAAGCTTGATTAGTAAGATCATCTTCGTCACCTGACATGGATTCCTTTGTTATTGTAAAAAAAGAAAAAAAGAAAGAATATATTTCGATACACGATAAGGAAATAAATCTATTAACAAAGTATATAGAATCGGGTAAAAACGTTTTTCTGTGTGGGACATCTGGATGTGGTAAAACTTTCATTATTAACCAAGTTTTAGATGAATCAAATAGTATTGAAATATGGGACGAACCCTTACAGAAAAAAGATATATTCATGAGTACAATAAAAATGTCAGATATGTATAGTTATATAGAAGATTATGATATTGATATGTATAAATATAAATCAATAATTGAAAGTGTTTCTGAAGGTGAAAATATAACTAAAAAACCAATGATTGTAACATCGAAAAGTATTTACTTCATGGATAATTTTACCACCATGATAGTTACTAAAAAAAGTCCGAATGAAATAATGAAACTAAAACCTAAACACCCAAATTGTTCCATAGCCGCGCATAGATGTTCGGGTAATATTTATAACTTTTTTAGTTATTTAGAATTTCCATACGAAAAAGATATTTTTAAAACACCAAAAGATATTATTAACGACGTTTTATGTAGCAATGACAATATAGATATAGAAGATTCTCTACACGAACACGGTCATGTTTGGTCGGCTATTCAAGAAAATTATATAGGTGCGATAGACGATAACGCCGAAAAAATAACAAACGCAATAACAACCGCAGATGTATACGATGTGGAATTATACAAGGGCGATTGGGACGTCATGCCTTTTTTTACACTAAACGCCATTCAAATCCCGAAAATGTATTTTACCAAAAAGCTAACTCCAGAAAATATACGTCCGGGTAAGTTTTGGACAAAGTTTGGTAACCAAAAAATGAGACAACAAAAAATTAGAAATATACAAATGCAGTCTTCTTCTAGATTTAATCACCAAGAATTCATGTTATTTAGAATGTACGCACAATTAGGAGACGTTTCTAAATTTAAAGAGTATAACTTAACACCCCAAGACTTTGATGTCATGAATCATTTAGCTATACAAAATAAACTCAAACAACGCGAAGTTACAAAAATAAAAAAGTTGATTAAAGAAGAAATAACAGATTCTACATAAAAAGAATGTCTACAACCACTACTAACACGGATGAAGAAGATTTTAAAATCACACGTGTTATTGGTAACGAAATATTATATTACGGGGAAATCACGAACGAGGATATTCTCGAATTTATAGAAGAATTTAAGAAACTCGAAATTAAACTTCTTAAACAAAAGGCTGAACTCATAGGGTACGAACCAATTATACGCGTACACGTGTGTAGCGGAGGAGGTGATTTGTTCGCAGGTCTGAGTGCGATGAACATACTCGAAAAGTCTCGTGTTAAGGTTATCACGATCGCACAAGGTGAATGTGGTTCAGCAGCAACGTTCCTTCTTTTAGGTGGACACGAACGTCTTATCGGTAAGAACGCACACGTTCTCATACACCAAATATCCACGACCGGGTTTTGGGGGAAATACGAGGAAGTTAAGGATGAAATGAAAATGTGCGATAAACTCATGGATATGGTTAAGAAAACGTATAAGGAAAAAACGAGTATTCCAGATAAACAACTTAAGAAACTCATGAAACGCGACATATACTTAGACCCTAACGAGTGTATCAAATACGACGTCGTTCGCGGTCTTGACTAATATCGACGTGGCGTTTATACAAACCAATAACGGTCGCGATTATTAAAAATATACACAGTGTATTTGCGTTTAACGGTATAACTGTGTTTTCTGGAGGTTTGAGTCGTTCCATTCGGCTATAGTCGACGACGGGTATTTTATCCGCCATTCTCTACTATACCTGAATAAAAATTTCAAACACAAAAAACACAGTCAGAGTTTTTTTTACTTGTATAATTTAAATGAAAAGAGTTGCTATTGATATCGACGAAGTTCTCGTCTCGTTCGTTAAACCTATGGCTAAGTTCCGTGGCTACAAAATGCCGACCATGAAAAAGTACCAGTATGTTTATAAAGATATGTTCAACATTACGGAACTCGAATCGCGAAACATGGTCCACGACTTTTACGAATCAGAGGCATTCGCAAAACTTAAACCGATAAAGGGAACGTGTAAACAAATGGGACATTTACGCGACTATGCCGATAAAATGTATATCGTCACAGGTCGACAGGATTACGCGCGCGATCAAACTGAAAAGTGGTTAAGGTACTGGTTCCCCAATACGTTCGACGATCTTATCATGACCAATAGTTATACGGATCACGAAATCGAAAAACACGAAATTTGTCGTAGTCTCGCACTCGATTCAATTATAGACGATAGTTTTGACGTGTGTACCAAATGTAACCGCATGAACATCGATGCGTATAACATTATAGGGTACGGTGATATTACATACCCGTGGTCCGTACAATCGAGTATGGCACGGGCGTGGGATTAGTATTTAATTAATACAATACCCGAACCACCATAAGAACCATTATTATCCGAAGCCGCTATGGAACCACCACCACCGCCACCACCCGTATGTTTTTGACCTTGTTCACCCTCACTACCACTACTACTACCACCTGCACCACCACCGCCGTTCGATGCCGTACCTGGACTACCGCTATGAAAACCACCGCCACCACCGGACGCAAACCAACCCGAATCACCATACGCCGTTCCAAAAACGCTCGAATAATCTAAACCCACACCACCGTTTGCGCCGTTTGCGCCGTTTGCGCCCGCACCAGCACCACCAGCACCACCACCACCGGAACCACCTTGATCAGTACCACCACTACTATTACCATCACCACCCGCGTAACCCTGACCCGCAGTACCAGCATAACCAGATCCATTTCTAAAACCACCACCACCGGAACCACCAGAAGCACCGCCACCACCACCACCACTCCCTTTACCACCTCCTATTGCTGTTGTTAAACCAGTAAACTCGGTATCCGCACCATTAGTGGTTTTATCACTACCAGGACCACCGACCTTTATAGTTTTTTGTCCCGATAAAAAAACACTAGCATTATACACTAAACCACCGGCACCACCGCCACCGCCACCGCCGTTACCATTATCTGCCATGGCACCACCACCACCACCGGCAACCATTAGAATTTTTGCACCGAATGAACCAGAAATTGGTGTCCATGTATAGGTTGCCTGTTGACTCGCCTGTGATGCACTACCCAGTGTTCCCCACGTATACGTTCCCGTAGGTGTATCGGAATAGACGTGTCCTGCAGTTGCTGCCGCAGTAACCGAACCGTCGCTATACGGATCACCACCACTCGCAAATGGGAAGTAATGAAATGCGACAGTAATACCAAGATAAGATATTGGTTTATTCCAAAACTTAAAGTCCTTAATCCGACCCGCGTAGTTTTGACCAAGTGTAAGCAACTTCGCACCCGACGTTATTGACGGTGTTGTTTGCGTAACCAAGACCCCATCCACGTATACGTTACTCGTCGTCCCATCGAAGTTCGTGGCGATCGAGTGTTCGCCCGATGTTGTTGTATTTGCCGCGAGTGTAAAGTCCCCGAACGTTACTAAGCTAATATTCGCAATTACGTTTATAGTTCCACCCATACCGGGATGGTTCTGGCAATAATAGTATAACGTATCCGGAGCATCGGACGCAACCGCGAATGTTCGCGTCGCGTTCGAATTACCCGGCGTTCCCGATGTCGTCCAACCACTCGTGTATTGAGACCCACCTCCATGTGTCCCATTACTCGTCGTCGATAAGCGTAAAGGATGAGTTCCGTTCGTCGAATCGGATTGATCGAAAACGTACGTTTTACCACGAACGAGTGTAAGCGTTGGTGTTTCACTCCCCGATATATTAAATTTACCACCCGAAACCGTAACAGGTAATGCCGTTGAAGATGAAGATACAGCATTATTTGCCGTCAATGCCATCGAGAACTTGTCCGTATTTATCGTTTTCGTAACGCGTTTCTTTCTCGTCGCCGTTCGATCGAACACCACACCGAGCGTATCGTGTGTCGTTATGTTATACCGTCCAATGGTTTTTGGGAACGATGTTAATGCCGTCGTAAAGTTCAAATCCATGGTTGGCGTTGCCACCTCAGTCGTCGCATCGAGCGTAACGCTTGGTGCGTCCGCGACAGGTTCGGGGTCCGCGATCGCCGTCGACCATGGAATTACCGCCGGGGTTTTCGCCGTAAACTTAATAGCAACTATACCCGAACCACCACGACCACCTCTCATTAACGAACTATCACTATTACTATTATGTTCACCACCACCACCGCCACCGCCCGTATGTTTACCTGCCGAACCACCCGTATCATTACTATGACTCGAAGTTGATGTAGGCGCAGTACCCGTAGTTATACCGTTCGTATCATTTGTACCAGGATTAATACCGTGGTTGGTATACCCAGTACCGGCACCACCACCGCCTTTACCACCATTACCAGGGGTACCACTATGACCAGCGCCACCACCACCACCGGCCCACCAATAACTCGTACCTAAAATGTCGTTCTCTACACCGTCACCACCATGTCCAGGAACATGCTCACCCGCAGCACCGGCACCGCCACCACCACCGGGGTAATAATTACTATGTCTACTCGCACCCGCGTGACCTTGTCCCGACGTACCAGCGCCACCTGCTGTACCACCAGTAGTTTGACCATACCCAGAACCACCGCCACCAGACCCCCCGGATACACCATTAGCTATCCCAGCATTTTCGTTAGCAGATCCACCACCGCCACCACCAATTGCCGTTATACTCGGACCCGATATGGAACTATTACCACCGCTACCACCTACGTACTGATTGTTCCCATCGAGGTTTAAACCACGCGTACCTCCACCCCCGACCGTGATTGTTTGTTCCTCTTTTGCTATGTTTGTAGTCGTCGACGCTAACAGACCACCAGCACCTCCACCACCACCCATATCCGTACCACCACCACCTCCACCCGCAACGACGAGTGTTCTTCCATTGGTTATAGCACTAGGCGGGGTCCATTTATACTCGGTTTTACCGGCGTCAGGTGGAGTTCCGGTACCGGATGTAGGTTCTAAATCACCCGGACCCGCTGTTAACGTAACAGATGATAGTGTTCCCCACGTATACGTTCCCGTCGCCGTATCGGAATAGACGTGTCCCGCGGTTGCTGCCGCAGTAACTGAACCGTCGCTATGTGGATCGTCGCTATCTGCAAACGTCCCGTGGTGGAATGCGACCGTTTCTGTATAATCTGACCCTAGTACAAAACCTCCATCCTCGATCGTATTTGTACCCACACTTGGTGTAGCCGATACCGTAACCGCATTCGAAATGTACGCGATACTCGCCGTCGTAAATACCGAAACGTACGATCCCGTATTCTTAATAACGACGTTCGATGTTGGTTGCGTCGCGTGGATCGTATACACCGTCGCACTTTTAAAGAATTTACCGGTAATACCCGTTTGTATCGATGGAATATTCGAAACCGTAAACGTATTCGACGTATCGTAGACTTGGGAAGGTGTGGTTCCTGATCTACCCAATGTCGGATCATACCCATTTATTCGTATTTCGTCGTAGTGTGTATAACTCGTCGAAGTCGTAACAACTTTAACGTACCGCACACCACTCACTTTACAATCTGCCGTCACGAAAGTATCTGCTATTCCAAACCCCCCGACGTCCACTTCCTTAATTTGCGTTTCACTACTATCGAGTAATTGGAAACGAACATTCGAGTACCTAGTGGTAGACGTACTTGTTCTGTGTAAAACGCAATTATCTACGTAATGATCCTTTTCGAGATTAATTCGAAACCACGGACTAGTAGTGTTATTAGAGTGCCACTGACCGGTTTTTAATGTTTGACTACCTCGCACAACATTAGTACCAATTACACTAAAATCCGTAGGGTACCCGTTCGTAAGAATAGTTTTTGTAAAATTCAAATCGTTAGTCACTTCACTATCAGTTGAAGCACCGTGTGTATATTGACCAAGGTATCCACTCACACTATCGATTTCCTTATTGAGTCCGATATTTGTAATTATCTCATACGTCGTCCCCGAAGGTGTCGACGAAACCGTGTTGGATATTATAAGGGCCTGGTTTCCATCGTTCGTATGGAAAGAGTACGTTCCCGCGTCCCTAATGTAGACGTTACTCGCCGACCCTATATTGGTCGTCACGGAACCAAACGTAAGGTTTGTCGTCGGGGCCGTTACACCCTCAATCGATAATTTGTTCGAACCGTCGTAGGTTACTGTTGGACCCGAGTACTCTTTCTCTAATATATACACCGCACCACGATCAGTTCCACTATCGTCGTCTCTTGTTGCGCCCGAAATAATAACATCGGCAGTATCACTAATACCGAGTGTCCACCCATTTTGAGAATTTGTAGAAGTACCTTTAATAGTATACGTAGGTGTTGACGGCCAAGACCCACCGGATATTTCGTATACGTACGATCTCCCAGCGTCCGTCGCATCGTCGTCGTTTGCATACGCACCTATAACGATCGTATTTCCGTCCCCGCTTATTTGTACAGACCACCCAAAAAGTTCATCCGCAGTTTGGTTCAATAACGTTTTCGAAAGTGACCAATTTGTACCATCGGAGGTTGTGTATATGTACGCGCGACCTTCTCCTCCCGTACCAGAATAGTATGGTGCACCGACAACGACTGTATTCCCATCGTTACTCATATCAACGTTCCAACCATAATAATCATAGGTTCCTTCACCTGTAAAACCATCGCCTATACTCCAGCTACTACTACTACTACTATAATTCCATATATCCACGCGTCCCGTACCCTCAGAATGATCTTTTCCACCTACAATCGCGCGCGTACCCGCCGAGTTTATACTTACCGAAACGCCGTACGCAGACGAAGATGGTGCGGCTAATTGTTGTTGCAAAGACCACGTCGTACCCGAACGCGTATAGTACCACGCGCGACCCGTATTTGAAGAGTACCCGTACGAACCGATTATAAGTTTATCACCGTCGTTATTGACGTCATTGTATCCAAGTTTATAACCCGAACCAGCCCCGTCTATTCTTTGTTCCAAAGTCCAGTTTCCTTTCGCAACACGTCTGTATATGTAAACCGAACCCGTATTAGCGTCACCGTGATCGTCACCGTGCGAACCTATAAAAACGCGCGTACCCGTATAATCCAATTGAACAGCTTTACCTTCATCGCTATTACCAAGGTTATTCGATCCCGAACCAACGTTTGTTATTTGTTGTGTAAATGTCCAAACACCATCGACCTTTTCGTATACCATAAACCCACCCGAATTGGATGTCGTATCATCATCACTTATACCACAAACAACCATAACCAACCCATTACCACTCAAACCGACGTACCCGTAATAATCAGAATCTGAAACGGTTCCACCATCCGATGGGTACAACTTTTGAACAGTACTCTTAAATTGTTGTTTGCGCACAGGAATCCCGGACCCACTCACGGTATTACTCGTCTTAATCACGAACGTGTTACTGTTCTTAGCCTGTGCGTCGTACGTTCCCGCCGCGTCTATGTACAAACTAGACGCCGTACCTATATCGTACGAATCGGACCCTTTGGTTATTACTGTACTGACGGGATCTCGACCCGACCATATTTGCCAACCCGCTAAACCAATGTAAGTAATCATCGGTGAAGAAGGGTGTCCTTTACACGCAATCATCCAATATTGCGCATTTGCAGGGTCAAACGTAAACTCTTGTTCCGTATGGTACGATATACTCGATGGGAACCCGCTCGGACTCTGGTTCGTAACCGTTCTCAAACTCGATCCGTCCCAATACTTAATAGTAACATCACCAACGGGGTGAGTTGCACAAGCTTGCCATATTTTCATTGATCCTACTACTTTTGACCCCGCTGACAACTTATACCCAATATTCCAAATAGTAGCGAAATCATTCCCCGGTGACGTATGTCCCCCATGACCCCAATCACTCGACGTGACTGTCGTAAACAATTGTGCCATATCTCTAGCATTACCAGCCCCACTCGGATCCCAATTATCAGTATAAACCTTATCGTTATTATGTAAAGTCCACCAATATGTCATACTCACCGTCGTTTCGGGCCAATCACCCGAACCCGATTGTTCCGTTTTACTCTGGTTATTGTTATCCCAATCCGAAAGACGCGTCGCCGTAAACGTCGGTTCGAGGACGGGTGGTGTTAGTTTATTGTACCCGTCGAAGGTTAGGGAAGGTGCGGGTTTTTTAGCTACAGCAGAACTCGAATACCAACCCGTATTATTTATAGTTAGGTTATTACTACTACCCGTGGCAGAATCATCCCCGTTATCTTCAAATTTCCACCACGCCATCAAATTTGCCGCGGATGCGTGCGAATTTAAATTACTCGGTCCAGTTACATATATAGAATCAACATCACTTTGTGTTAACGTTTTGTTCCAAATAGATATATCGTCCATATACGCCTCGTGTATATAACCGACACCCCCATCTACTGTCGTATAACCAATGTACATTTCTCGATTAGTCGAAACGTCACCTTGTGATCCATTTCCTATATCATCTTTAACACCGTCGACATACGTTATCCACGATGCGGGTGAAGATTGTCTAGCAATAACGATGTGGTGCCAAACATCTGGTGTTATTTCTATATTTCCTTGACACGAATTATTTTGTAAACTTAACGTTTTTTTACCACTATTTGTATTAAATCCAACACGCATCACATCATTAGCACTATTATTACCCCACCATAGATGCGCAGATTCACCTTGTGATAACGCACTTGCTGTAATATTAATCCAATACGATATAGAATAGTTCTTATCACCTATCAGAATATCATTAGAGAAAGTTGATGATGTCGTTGCATAATAAGCCGTATCAACCTGACTTCCTACGTGTATACCTTTTGTGTTCGTATAACTATTTGGGTGTGTAATAGAAACCGTATTTGTTTTAACAATAACAACACCCGAACCACCATCGCTATTTGGATAGGTTGTACCATCCCCTCCACTACCCCCACCACCGGTGTGTGCCTGTGCAGCCACGCGACTCGAACCAGTTGCATCACCGCCGTCACCACCACCACCTTTTCCGCCACTTGCAGTTCCACCTTTAGCACCGGCACCACCACCCGCAAACCAACCATCCTCACCGTACGTCGTTCCAAAAACACTCGAATAATCTAAACCGACACCACCAGAACCCGAGTTTCCATCGTATACACCGTCGCCACCAGCGCCACCAGCGCCACCACCACCGCCACCCGAATATCTTTTACCACCGCCACCTGCGTTACCTTGACCAGATGTACCAGTACCACCAGAATGTAAATTATTGTCAGAACTACCTGCCGCACCACCACCAGAACCACCGTTTCTCCGAGTTCCAGAGTCTGGATAATTTGTATACTGTGTTCCCGCACCACCGCCAATAGCCGTTTCTAAACCTGAAAATGAAGTGTTTCCACCTGGTTCTGCAAATGTACCGGTATCATGCCATGAAACACCTTTTGTCCCACCAGCACCAACAACTATCGTTTTCGCACCCGATAAATTCTGAGACGCGTTATACACGAGACCACCGGCACCACCGCCACCGCCGTTATTATCAGAACCACCTCCTCCTCCTGCAACCATTAAGACATTTGCATCTTCAAAACCTGTAGACGCGGGGGTCCATGTATACGTCGTATTCGAACTTGTTGTCGAAGGCGCCGCTAAAGTTCCCCACGTATAAGTCCCTGCAGATGTATCGGAATAGACGTGTCCAGCAGTTGCTGCAGCTGATACCGTCGAATACGCACTCGAATAATCACTCGCGGTAAACGCACCGTGGTGGAAAACAACTTTTTTTGAATCAGATTCGGATATCAATTTCGTTTTAGCGAGCGCGAGTGTATTCGAACTGTGTATGTTCGCGTAATACGTACCATAATCGCTAATGATCAACTCTTTACGCGATCCCATCTCGTACGTGTCCGAGCCTAATTCTATGTTCGACGTCGCGTCCGAATCAATGTACTCTAACATCAATTTGTTATACGTGTCGAAGGTTAATCTAGGATACCTAATAGGTTGAGTCCATTCGAGTGTAATATAAAAATAAGAATTTGAAAATATTTCATATTGATATTTAGTTGTACCCCATTCCCATGATGTTACTCTATCTGTATATGTACTACTTAATTTATCTTTTACTTTATTTGGTGTTGTACTTGTATCATATAAAACTTCGTAATAACTTGCGCCCGTCCAATGTTGATTATCTCCTTCAGTTGATGTTGTAGGTCCAATTGTGTAATTTTTTAAAATTGTACCGGTATGACTAGATGATCTAATCGTAACAGTGACTGTAGAAGGAACTTCACTTTCCGTTGGTGAAGTAATCGCGGAAACAGTCTTCGTCATGATCGCTTTTTGGTCGTTATTTTTAACGTCGAGCGTATAATCCCCCGTATCGCGAATATAAAACGAATCTTGCGTTTGTCCGAGCGTGTGTACACTGCCACTCGGATCCGTGAGTGTTCCCGTACGGGTATTCTGCTCGTATAAATATAATTCCCCTAAAATTGTCGCACCACCACCCGCGGCGTTAGTTGCGGTAATATTTAACTTATACCTATTATACGCCGTCGAATTCCCCGAAACCGTATACGTAGCCGTTTTTGAGTTATCTAAGGCAGGATTTGCAGCCGTTTGCGTATCAATAACCGTCCACGTCGTCCCGTCGTTCGAACCTTCCATTGTCCACGTCCCGGGTGTTTCCTGTGTATCATTACGATCACGACCCTGTAATTTATAACTCCCTAAAACAATTGCGTTCGGTAGTGTAATGCGTAACTCAACGGGCATTGGTGTATTACTAGTAATGAAACCAGATTCATCTGTAGGTAAAGTCGTACTCTTATTAAATGCCACATCTGGGTACCCGAGGTGACTACCACTCGCCCAAACAGTTTCATCCGTCTCGGCCGTATACTCACCGTTCCCGTAACTCGCACCCGATATCGTCCATGTAGTCGTTTTATTCGAGTTTGTTCGCGTAACCGAACTACGTGTTCCATCCGAAGGTGGCCATTCCTTAGAGGCCGAATCAAAGTTCGTAACCGTCAGTTGATTGTTACCGTTGAATTTCAGTTCAGGTAGACCAAATATCTTATTCGGTAATTTTATAGCAAATAACGACTGATTACCCGAGCTACTTGGATAATTTGCCATTAAGGCACCCGCTATACCGTACGTTGTACCTAAATCTATACTGAAATACGTCTTACCATCTACAATAATATCGATCGC